ACTTTGATGTAAAATGAAAATCCAAGTTGACTGTAATTGCTTATTTCAGATAATAAGGTACATTCAACACCATGAGCATAGGGAAATTGTTCAAGAGATAATGATAATTCTTGTTGTTTGACGACATAATGTTTTAATGCAAACAGAAAGAGTGATAATGGAATATTGCTTTTCTGCATTGTTATTACCTCATAAATTTGATAATCTGATTTGTATTTTACTTTCAAGTTTATTGAAGTATTCTTCAATTTTTACAAGGTCAGATAATACATTTCTATCGTCAGAATCCACATTATCCGGATTAGCCAATTCTTTCTTGTTTTCATAGATAATTGCTTTATCGATATCCTGAATCAAGACTTTACTTTTCAGATTGCTGATTCTTCTTTTGATTGTTTTAATATCCTTCAATGAAGGATTGACTTCTGAAGCAATTTGCCTCTTTAGTTCAAGTTCTTTTAACTTTAACTCAGCTGCGGTTGGTGTAGTTTTTGTGTCCATTGATTACCTCCAATATTAATTATTTGATTTAATTATTTGATTTAATTTTAGCTAATTTTTTAGCTCTTTTAATTTCATAATCTGTGATAGCGTTTTCGATATCCTCTTCGGATAGGTTTTTCCTTGTTTTAAAGAAATTTTTAAAATCTTCACGTAGAACAAAGTCTCTTCCTCGATATTTAGCATTACCAATATCGTTTATCATTTTTCTAACAGTGGTTGGACTTTTAAACCCAGTGATTTCATGAATATCTTCAGCTGTCAGAATATCCTTGTATCCGGGTTTTCTTTTAAGTTCCGAAATTTCTGATTGAAGAGAAGCAATTTGTTCAGTTAATTCTGGAACTTGTTCTGCGATTTTAATTATTTCCTGAATATCCATTAAATTTCCTCTTTTATTCTTACATTATATCTTGATGTTTTGTTTTTTATAAGAATATGTCTAAGGTCTTCTGCTCTAACGATGGAAGAAACAGGAGCCCCTAATTTTTTATCTCCAATGCTGCAAATCTTTTCTCGGATTTCATTAATACATTCATCCCAGTTCTGGAATGGTTCTGTCTCAACAATATGCTCAGCAAGCTGAGTAGCAAGCTGTTCCCCCCTTGCTGTTGAATAATTGCTCGGTATAGCATTCATGGTTATTGCTCCATATTAATTGTTGAAAAAATCATTGTAATATGTGTTTATCATATCCCGGAGGTATTTAGAGACTGCACTATAGTTATATTTTTTAACCATAAATTTCAACCTCCTATATGTCTCTTCATCCAAATCAACAGTAATTCTTATAGTGTCTTTTGGATTGTTAATCATTTCTGTTTTAAAAGAATTCAACTTTTTTTTACTTTTTGTTTGTTTTTTATTCATTTTTTCCGTAATTTTTGCAGTAATAATATTTGCATTTTGTAAAAAATAGTTTTAAATCATATCGTTTAGTCTGTTAGAACGATATTAGATGATTCAGAGAGTAATTTGAAGAACTCTTTTTCATTTGTTTTGTAAAGATGCATAGCGATACGGATATGAACCTTAATGGCATTAGACAAAGTTTCGTATGCATGTTTTGAACAGAAATCTTCAAAGTATTCTCTTATTTCGGGATTGACCTGGAATGCCATTACCTGTTTGTCTTTCCCGTTGGGTGTATTGATAGTTTGATTTTGATTACCCATGATATTGTTCCTTGATAATATGTTTAACATGATTGATAGTCGTGTTGAATCCGGCAACAGTCATAACACCCACTTCGACAATCGCATTGCCGATACCGTTATGACTGGTTGTCGGTCTGAAAGCAAGTGATACTACATTATTAGCGATGTCATAGACAATGTAGGTCAGTGCTTTAATGTGTTTAAATTTTAAGTTCATTTTTTGTTCTTAAAAAATTAAATTTTCAAATTTTGTTTTTAAACTCAAAACAAAAATAAAACAAAATTTTTATAAAAACAAGAAAAAAATAAAAATTTTATAAAAAATTAATAAAACATTTAGTAATCTGAATGGAAAATCTTGAATTAGAAAGACTTGAATCTGTTGCAAAAAAATATTTCAACAGTTTGAGTAATTTAGCAAAACTCATTGATAAAAAAGGTCAGACTTTCTATAGTTATAGAAAAAGAAAAAGTCTTGGATGGTCTTTGATCCATGAATTACAAGAAAAGCTCAACATTAACCCTGAATATATCAGGAATGGCAGGGAGCCGATGTTATTAGAAAATAAATCCGATAGAAAAATCGAATCTAATGTTGACGAAGTTCAATATGCGGAATTGATTGAATTACCAGATATCCGCACACTTACTCCGCAACAAATGAAAAAAATAAAAGAATGGGCTGAAGAAAATATACCTAAAATAAATAAAATTCTTGAAACGGTTGATTCAACTGTAGGTGCTTAATGTCAAAAGGTAAATATATATCGAATGTATCAGAAATTATTCAAATAGATGAGGAACTTGAGGTCCCAATTTATTCGACAAGTTTTACTGCAGGTCAAGGAGTGAATGTTATGGATGGCATAGAGAAAGAAACTATACCAAAATTAAAGGATATTAAACCAAACGGAACATACTTAATAAGGATTTCTGGTGATTCTATGGAACCGAAATTAACTCTGGGCGATATAGTAATCGTTGATACAACAATAACAAATTTCAAAAGCGGTGATGTAGTGGCAGTATGTTTGAATGGTGATTATATTGTTAAAATTTATGATCCAGGTTCCTTGTGTTTGTATTTATCTTCATTCAATCAAGATTATGAGCCAATAAGAGTATACGAAGAAGATGAATGCATAATACTTGGAAAAGCAACAAAATATATTCGAGATATTTAATGACTAATAAAGAGCATTTTTTAAAGTTGCCATTAAACGTGCAGGAATCCTTAATGAGAGGTGTAATAAAGTCAATTAAAGGAGAAATAAAGATTGCCTTTGCTTGTGACATTGAACACGTGATTGGCTGTATTGACTATATGGAAGAAAAGGGATTAATCGAGTGTGATAAAGAACAAAAATATAATTTGTCAAAAGCAAAAATTTGTTAATTTTGTATATGTTAAATTTTTTATAGGAGACTGTGATGAGAAAGCATTTCAATTTTATTTCAATGTTTGTATTAGTTATTGTCCTCATTGGATGTCAAAAATCCGCTAAAGACATTACTTTAGCTGACTATATTGGTGCTGAAAAAGAGCAAAACAAGGAAATTATCAGTAAGGAATTATCTTTTAAAGCAATTGACACTATTGACATGGCAATTGAAAGATATAAAAAGACAAACAAACTTGATGAATTTAAGAATAATAATATTATTTGGATTTTAGAAGAACAAAGAAAATTTTTTCAAAAATTGGAACCAAGGAAGAATTTATATGATATAGCCTGTGCTAATTTGAAAGAACGTTTAAAATTCCCTAATTCAGCAAAACTTCCACAAGTTGATTTAATCGATAATGATGAATTATCTATTAGTAAAGATACTACAATGAAAGAAGGTGAATATTATATTGTGACAATTAAATATCAAGCACAAAATGGATTAGGTATATATATTGATGGATTATACAAAAGTTATATCAAAAGGGACTCATCGAAAAAGTTAATTGAATGGATAGGATTAGATTATTAAAAGTTAGGTTGATATGACTAAATATTATTTCATCTGAAATAGAAATCTCCGATTGCATCAATCCATTCTTTGATGTCTTTGTCCTGAAATACTAAATAAGGACGGGCAGGTATCTCAATTTTATGAGGTTTCGTTGTCCCTAATACCATATAACCTGAACCTTTTTTCAGGAATAAAATTTTCCCTTTTGAAGCATCTGCTTTTGTCATGAAACCGTATTCTGTTCCACCCGGATGATTAATAATACCTCCAAATTGATGTATAGCTGCATAAGGGCTGTTTGCTGAAATTACTATAGCACTTTTCTTTTCCGGATTGACCTCAATTGAAGCTACTAAATTTTTGTTTCGATTAAGGGTAGGTAGTAATGGTGAATATCCTTTTACCTGGTATGCTTTTTTTGTTGATGGAGCAAGTGCCTTCCATTTTTGATTCCCCCCTGAAAATATTGTTACGTTACTACCTTCGCTTCCATCATACCTGCCATGAGAAGCAATATTTTGCAAAATTGTTTCTTCTGCAAGTCCTGAGATAATTCTCAATGCAGGTGAAATGTCTTTACCTTTTTCCTTAATTTTCTTAAGTAACTGTTCAAATCCTTTAATAATACTTCGTGATAGCATAATTTTTTCCAAATTTTATTCCATAAATTATTCCATTAGAATCAAGAAAATTATTCCAAAATATATTCCAAATTTTATTTCCTGAGTTTGTTTGCCATAATCAGTAATGCCGTGTAAGACACTGTTAATTTTTTTAATTGTTCCTTATTTGCAGAACTATTGTTTTTTAATTTTTGCAATTGCTGATTAACAAGATTAAGTTTAAAAATCATATCAGAAATTTCTTTTTTACCTATATTTTTATTCTCAATTGCTGTTTTTATATTACTAAGTTCGTTTGAAATACCCAAAATTCTTGTTTGCGTTGCGATAGACGTGTTTTTTTGCTCTATTTGGGTATTTTTATTGAGTGCCTGCTTTAAATCGCCTTTAATTTGTTTTTGATAGTCTCGAATTTCAGGTTCATATTTTCCAATAGGGTCGAAATTTTTCATATCGTCGGTTACATATTTGTTGTCTTCTTTACCCTCAACAACAACATACCCTCTTGCAACTAAATTATTTTTCTCCTCTTCGGTAACGGCTCTCATAGAGCAATCACAACCATAACCACGAGGAGGAAAAATATCCTGAACTATTGGATTTGTATAGTGATATATATGCTTATCGAACTGTTTGTGACTTTCTCTTGCAGTTTCTCTATGAATCTGTTCATAAACGAACCATGGACGATATTGAGCAATATTCATCATTGATTCCCAACGACCTTGTGCATAAGATGTTTTTATATTTGTATCGAGGATTAAAGCTAAACGTGATGGAGTACCAAGCGTAACAATTTTGCCATCAACTTCTTTTTTTCCCCACCATCCTTTTGATTCCAAAATTGGTTTGAGATTTGAAATGAAGTCTTTTACAGGAGTACCTTCTTTTTTTGCTTTTTGGACGGCATCAAATATATCTTGAAGAACATCAGCTCCCATTGTTTTGGCAACGGTGAACGATTTATAATGCATTTTTGCATGCAAGTCATCATAGTCCCAAGTTTCGATTAGATTCTCTCCTCTTTTTTTGAGGTATTCCAAACCTCTTATCGAACCCAGTTTAAAAGCAACTGCTAAACGTTTTTTCATTTCTTCTGTTACTTCGGGCATAATTATTTCCCTTTCTCATATCCTTCGATTGCAGACACAAAATTTAAATTCTCGATTATTTCCTGAATTTTATCTGTTTCAAGTTTTGGAAAATATTCAATAATTTTCTTTTCGATTTCTTCATAAGATTCCCCTGATTGAATACTTTCGATAATTGGTAATAACATTTTTTCTGCAGCAGAATTAAATTCTTTTTCAGCCAATTCTCTAACAATGTCTTTTTCGGAAAACAGAAAATCATTTCCTTTTGACATTAGTTGAAACATTGCCTTTGGAGGATTATTTGCTGGATCAATCAATACATAATCACCTTCATCAAGATATTTTCGCCAGCGTTGATCAGTAAATTTTACTTGTCCTGTAGCCAATATTTTAATATCTCTTTCCAGAACCGTATTTAAATCATCCATCCTATATAGTTCAAATTTCGGGTAATGTGTTGGATTGTCAAAATTATAGTCGATAATGTATTTAATTAGCTGATTGAAATGATGTTCAATCATTCTTTTATCAGCATCAACCACCTCCTGACGAACTTCTAAATGTGTTTGACTCATTGCATAACTACCTGTATCACCCTGCTCTGTAGTTAATGTTTGTGATAATATAGCTTTTGAAATTTCCGCATTTAAAAAATGAATCAGATTTTTATAGATATCTGCTTGTTGTGGATTTCCTGTTGTAATTGTATCAATCGTAATATCTTCATCAACAGCTGCTCTTCCACCGTTTCTTAATGCATTTAGTTGAGTAATCAATTCTTCAATATCTTCTTCTTTTGCATCTCTCTTGTATATTCCAAGTAAGAATGGCTGACCATACCTTTCTGCATATTGTGTCCAGAACTGGAAGCCACCCTTCTTAAATATGACTGGCCAATAGCATTGAGACAAAACTCCACGTCCATAAGGATTATCAGATGTTGCATTATGTTGGACAACAAGAAATTTTGTTTTTAGCATTGATTGTGCCATTCCCGTGCTATAATCACCAAGATATTTCAGCATACCAAATTCATCAAATGCAAACCAATGAGGTGGTTTGCCAACAATAGCTGTTGGTATTAAATAATCACCGATATAACGCCAATATATCTCCATTGGTTTATATCCAAATAAAACACCATCAAGCATTTCGTTAATGATTGTTCCTATATCTAAACCTGTTAACTTCATTGCATTATCACCTGAAAAGATTTTATTAATAAATTCTGTTTCAGCTGTCCATTTTTCACTTCTATCAAGTTCCCACACCAAAGATAAAACTCCAGCTTTTCTTGATTGTACACAACTTGATACATGAGCATCATTAAGCAATGGGAAAAACGCTTCATTTATGTTTTTACCTTTGCTTAAAAGAATATTGTCTGGATTATTAAGAATGTTCAACATTGAGCGTGCCATACTTTCCCAAGCATGAACACCAAGAACCTCCAATCCAGGTCTGTTTTTTTTGATTTCTGGCATTTTATTTTTGCCAAATAAATTGAATTTCATAGTGTTTCTCCTAATATCCTGTAAAATCTATGTTAGTTTCTTTATATTTTTCGTTTGCTAATGGTCTTATTCTGCGATTATTCATCTTATCAAATTTGGGTATTAAATATTTTAATGCCATGCTTGTTGTATCAACCTGATCATCATGGGCTCCATTTGGAAACACATGGTGTTCAGCTAAGAATTCATCCAGCCATGTTGCATCAGCGGGTAAGAATACCTGACCACTTTCTATTCTTGGAGATACTTCATGTGCTCTCACAACTTTATCTTTATCCTGCGGATCATATCCTCTAATTGGTATTTTTGTTTCATGTTTGAGTTGTTGTATCAAACTGTGTCCAGATGCTTTTTGTTCGATAATAACAATTGATGGTTTGTATATATCAAATTGTTTTTTTGATTGTGCTACTAATTCTGGGAAGGTAATTTTATCTCTGAAAATATTAATTAAATAGAATCCATTCATATTTATTCCCCATGTGGCACAGACAGAATAATCATTATGTTGTCCTTTTTCAAATGCGGTATCCCATACTTGAATAGTATTTGTCATTAGTGGAAGTGAATGATAACGTTGCCACCATTGTGGATTGAATATTGCAGTTTCATCATCCACAGGATTCTGTAATATTTGACTTGCATACCCGAATGTACCCAATTCTTTTTTTGCTTCTGAAAGACTTTCTCTATCTAATCTCACAGGGTCTAACAATCCGTTAACATAATTTTTTTTGACTTCTTCTGGTTTGACATAATCAGTTAATACACCTGGTAAGCATATATGTTTGACTTTTGTGCGTTTGAGAAATTCTGTTGTTGGATCATCTTCATGAAGTCTTTGCATTATCAGAATCGTTAATGTTACTTTATTGTCCCTTTTTCTTCGGGATAATGTATGAGTTATTATTCTGTTTGCATGGGTCCTTTTTGTTCTGGAAAACGCATCCTCTGCCTTTAATGGATCGTCAATTAGGATTATATCTGCATGCTTACCAGTAATAGTCCCATTGAATCCAACAGAGTATCTTACTCCCTTGTGATTGTTCTCATATTTCATTATTTGGTTTCTATCCATTCTTAATACAATGTCCGGATACATTATTCGGAACTCATCTGAAAGCACAACATCTCTGCTCTTTATTGCGAAATCACTTGCAAGAGAACTGGAGAATGATGATACTATAAATCTTAATGAAGGTTTTCTTATCCAACACCATACTGGAAATAAAACTGAACAAATATTTGATTTGGTTGTTCCAGGGGGAATATTAATAACAACATCATTTTCTTTAGGTCTATTATTGATTACATTCTCTGCTGCTTTTTGGAGTTCATCACATAAAAATTTTATATGCCAATTATCAATTAATTTTGCATCATCAATTACTGACCAGAAAAATTGGAAAAATTCGTAAAAATTCTTTTTTAAGTCTTCTCCATAGCTTTTCAATGTTGCCTTGTAAATCTCAATATTTATTCTCTGATCAAACATTAATTATCAATTACTTTTTTCATTAAAGTTATTAAATCTTTTTTCTCTTCTGTTGTTAATTTTTCAAGTTCCGATATTTGCTCACTTGTCAGCTTGCCTTCTCCATCAGTTTCTATCTTCATATCGGTTGTTTCCTTCCACCCTCTCTTTCTACCTAATGTTTTGAGCAAGAAAATTATTGCTACTATATCAGGTGGATGTGTTATTATTGTTTCCTCCTTTAATCTGACTATGTTTCCTTCTTTATTTAACACCTCTTTTATCTTGATTGTTTTTGTAGTTATTCCAGAAATTTTTTTTAACAATGCTGATTCAGTGAAATCTATGGTACTTTCCTTTACTTCATCAGCTGCAACTTTGAATTCATTCGGTATCTTAATTTCATTACCTTCGTTATCTGTTTCAATCTTTTGTTGTTTATTGTACCATTCATAATAAGTATCCCTGCTAATATTTAGCTTTCTGCAGGTTACTGCGATATTCCCTGCATTTTTTCTGAATATCTCTATGAATAATTTTTGTTTATCAGTCATTTTATATTCTTACAAATCCGACATTATAAAAAAACCTATCAACATTTGTTGAAAACTTTATTGAAAAATTAATATAAATATATTTTCTAATTAGAAACATTTTATTATATTTGGAAATACAGTTAAATATATTAGATAATAAATAATTAAAAAGTTTCACGTGAAACAAAAAAACTACATAAAAGCGAAATCTTTTTTTGACGGAAAATTCCTTGATGGAACATTTTCCGAAGTCAGAGAAAAACTCAGTACAGAAGTTTGGAATCCTGAAATGTTTATCGTTATTCTTCCTGATGGAACCAAGGAATTTGGCGATGACTTCCTTGAAAATTATTTGGAACTTTGCCTTAAATTTGAAGTTACATATAATACCTAAGATTTGATTGAACAAATTTTTGTAATTTCGTAAAATAGTTTGTTTTAAAAATATTTTACGAATATGTATTTGATTTCGGATATCAAAAAGGAAATTGCAGATAGAGGTAGAAAAATTACTAATCAAGCAATTCATATGTTTAAAGAACGTAAGCTTAAAGAAGGTGTTCATTTCATTAGAGGATTCCCCACAAGATTTACTAAAAGAGGCCGAACAGCTGTTCTCAAACATTTTAAAGTTTATCGGAAGAAAAATTGAAAATAATATTAATTTTTTTTCTTTATACATTTCTTTTTATTTATTTTATTTATTTTATTTATTTTATTTATTTTATTTTATTGTTATAAGTTGTTTATTAGTGACTTATAAGTCACTTACTAACAAGTTTATTTTTATAATATTTACAAAACCGTTAAAATTCACTATTTTTGAAAACTGTGCAATTTGAAATTTTCTTCGATTTACATTTTCCCTATTTTTCATCCGCTCCGACATTAGCTTCTATTCGCACGCGATATATTTGTTATACATTTGCCTTTTGTTTGTTCATTTTATATACTACATTATTTTCTTCGTCAAGACCTATAGGTTGAAGTATTCCATCGAAATATTTTGCTGGTGATTTATCTGATGAAGGTGTATTCCAGTATTCTTTTACAAATTCATATAGCGTTTGCTCTAATCTTTGTGCTCTGTTACGGTTAGAATTTGTATTGAAACCTATTGCATTATAATAATTGACTTCACCTACATAGCGATGTAATTCTTTCGATATATCTGACCAGCGGACAATTCCATCTGCTCTTTGTTTGGCTATCTGAATTGCTTGAGCAAAATGACCCTTTGAAATTTTAAAATCTGGTGGGGTCCCACAACAACACGTGAAATCACATTTTTCTTTGTGATGAGCATCTGAAACATAAAACCGCATTCCTAATCTTACTGCTGTTTGTTTCATATCTTCTATAATATCTTTTTTTATTTGATAATTTAATCTTCTGTAACCTGCTTGATGAGAATGTTTCTTGTAAAATTCATAAATATCATATCCGGCATATTTGCTCATTTCTGCGTATTTCATTTTTAATCTTTCATCTGCTCTTGATTCCAAACAAAAGAATTCTGTTGTTACCGAGTCAGCACCATTATCTTTTGCCTTTGCCATTAATATCCTATAATCATCACTTATCCCAATGATATAAGGTCGCAATCTGAGTGTTACAGGAATTCCTAATCCAGTTAATCTTTTTATTGCTTCAAGCCTTTCAGCTGGTAAATCTACACCTCGTTCGATAGATTTTGCTTTAATTGGATCGTTAGTAATTATACTAATTTTAAAATGCCAATTGTGTGAATGTTTTGCAATAAGGTTCATATACCTATTATCTTTTGTGAACCATGTTGCCTTAGTCGATATTGATAATGGATAATCAATTGTATCAAAGAATCTCAATAGTTCCAAACTAACACCATATTGTCTTTCATACTCATCAAATCCATCAGCCATTCCACCCCATTGCATTGTTACTTTGTCGCAAATATAATTTTTGAATTGATGTTTTTTTCTACCAAATAAACTATCAAGAAATAATTTTTTTACGGATTCAACATTAACACACTTTACTTTTCTTTTCAAATAATCTTTAGAATTATGAGCTTTTTGGAAAAAAGCAAAACAATACAAACAATTATATGAACATACTGAGTATGTGTCAAATGTCATCGGCATGGAACAATCTGTAATTTCACCAGTCCAGCGTGGTGATTCATATCCTTTTTCAATTATTCTCATTTGTTTACCTTCATGATTAATTCAAATTGTCTTTTTGGATTTGGTTTGAAATATTCAGGGTATTTTCTTAATAGATATTCGAATGAAAGCATTCTGTCTGTATCACCCTTACTGTAATATTTACGACCACCTGCCATTTTATCAAAATCATTGTCTGCAAACAAGTAGTTGAACCTTGCTATTTGATATCCACTTTTGATAATTTCTGCTGAAAAACCATAATCACATTTTACTGGCAATGCTTCATCGTATCTTATTCCTTCGGTTACCCGAATGCACTGAACTGCTCCATTAATAAATACATTATTACTAATTAGATTTTTTGCATTAAAGAATAATGGATTTGTAGTTGGCGATACTCCAAATAACTTAACGCACTTTGGAAATTTTTCAAATCCATTCTTTAAAATCTGCAAAAAGTAGTTTATGGAAATCGTAAATTGTTTGTTCTTTTTTCCTTCTGGAATAAACTTGCCAAAGGTTTTAATATCATCATCTATTGTTATCACATTAT